TTCCACCAAACCTGCAATTCGTTGCAACTCGTTTGTTGGAAACAGAAGGCCGCGTAGGTACTGCAGACAACGACATCAACGCCCTGCGTAACAATGGTTCTGTTCCCGGTGGTTACACTGTAAACCACTACCTGACAGATACCGACGCATGGTTCTTGATGACAGACGTTCCAAACGGTCTGAAGCATTTCACACGTAGTGCGATGTCTACTTCGATGGACGCTGACTTTGATACTGGCAACAGCCGTTACAAAGCACGTGAGCGTTACTCGTTTGGTGTGTCTGACCCACTGGGTATCTTCGGTTCACCCGGAGCATAAAACACGCTATACAGGCAGAGTCAGGGGCTACTTCGGTGGCCCCTTTCTTTTTGTTTTGTTTTGTATATAATGCACCCATCCCTGACAGCCGCCTAATGTGGCTGACTCTAGCCACGACAGGAGATCAACATGGCTAATACAACTTTTAACGGACCAGTGCGGTCTGAGGGCGGTTTTCAATCGTTAGCTTCCAACAGCACAACCGGAAATAAAGTAAATGACAAATTTGAAGTAGACTCAGACGGTCAAGTCATTGTCTATGGAACAAATGCTAATAACGTTAACAGAGGTGCAAGAACTTCTGATAGATATTACCTAGAGTCTTACTTTGAAAAAAGACCTGCGATTAATGCTAATATTGACCAAGCCTACACGGTAGAAGTAGCACGGGCAGCTAGCAGAGAATTTGAAATTCTTGGCACTAACATGACAACCGCTTTGGTTACTTTTGATACCACACGCGCTGGCTTAACTATTACAACCGCGACGGCTGATCAGGACCAAGCTATTATTGCACCGCACTTGGACACAGCGTTTACAGCTTGGGCAAGTGTGTTGTGGGGTACTGAAAACTCAACGGAATGGGAATGCTCAGTATCGACGAATGCAATCGATAACCAGAAAATCTGGGCTGGATTGAAATTAACCAACGATCAACTGGTTGCTACAGATGCGGACCAAGCATTCTTCAAGTTCCAAACAGACGCAACAAACTCCGAAGCATTTACAGACTTCACACTGCTTCACTTTGTTCACTCAATAGCTGGAACAGATTACATTAGTGCGTTGCCCATAACCGTTGCCGCCAATACGACCTATCACTTAAAAGTGGTTATTGATAGCGACAGAAAAGCAACTATTTTTGTGAATGGTCAGCAGTATAATGTTACGGACACGTCGGGTTCTACCGGCGGTACAGCCGTTACTGCGGTAGCAGAGGGCGCAACTGTGACTAAAACAGCCGCTTTGACTGACAATGTTGACTTCATTCCGTACATTGGGATTGAGGCTGGCGCTGCTGCTGCTGAAGCATTGGATGTTCATTACCAAGCAATCAACCGCATTATATTTGAATAATCAATCTGGCGGGGTTGATCCCCCGCCTACAATTTAGGAGATTGGTATGACAACTTTTGCATCAGACGTGATCCCCGTCACGGTAAGCGATGAGGTCGTTGCAGATGGGGACTGGATTGTTACCGCAGCGAGGCCAAACACAACCGCGACACTAGCAAACACGACGTTTGCTTCTGGCGGTGCTAGACTTTTGTCTGTCACTACGGCGGGAACTAGCGATAACGGTAAGACAACCACAATCACTGGGACAGACGTGTTCGATACTGTTATTTCAGAAGTTATAACATCGACCGGCTCCGCTGAAGCAGTGAATGGCACCAAATACTTTAAGACGGTCGCCTCAGTGGTTTGCTCCGCGCAGTATGCAGGCAACATTACTGTAGGTAGTCTCGCAGGCGCAGCACAGGCAATCGGCGGTGGCGGACGTATACGCCTTAAAGGATTTTCTGTCGTGTCTGGTGGCACTGCGGGTATCGTAAATTACTACAATGGCACACCGGAAGACGGCACTATCCTGTTCAAATCACGCACTATTGGCACTGATAACACCACTGTAGATAGAACTATACCTGCGGAGGGCCTCTTGTTCAAAGACGGTATGACTGTGCAGTACACAGTCGCTACCATCGACATGATGACGTTCTTCTATGCGTAGGTACTTTAAGTCTGGTGGGAGCACGAAAACTCCTGCTTGGACCCGTAAAGCGGGTAAAAGTGAGTCCGGTGGACTTAACCAGAAAGGCGTGGATAGCTATAAACGCGCAAATCCCGGTAGTAAGTTAAAGACTGCGGTAACCAAGAAGCCTAGCGAACTAAAAAAGGGTTCTAAGGCCGCAAACCGTCGCAAGTCGTTCTGTGCCCGTATGTCTGGCATGAAAAAGAAGAATACTAGCTCTAAAACGGCCAATGATCCAGATAGCCGCATAAACAAGAGCTTGCGTAAGTGGAATTGTTAAATGACTATTAGTCGTGCGCAAATGGGCACACAGTTAAAAGGGAATAGAGCTATGAAAAAGATGAAGAAATACGCAAACGGTAACATGATAGACCCAGATACCCCCGGTGTTGTCAACTCACTTCGTCCTAAACTGCGCCCCGGTGATGTACCCGAAGGTGAGCCGTCAAGTGTAGGTCCGTCTGGCGGTACAAGAGGCCCGTCGCCTGTGTTAACCCCCGCAATGAAACGTAAACGGTTGGAAGAAAGACTTCGACGTGAGCAAATGAAGCGCAGAGCCGCCCCTGCCCCTGCTCCTGCCCCTGCTCCTGCTCCTATGGCTCCCCCCCCCCCTATGGCCCCGTCTGCCCCTCCTGCAGGTGTGATGGCTGGTGGTATGGCTAAACCGCCTATGCCTATGGCTAAAAAGGGTGGCAAAGTCAAAAAGATGATGGGCGGCGGTAAAGTACCCGGATATAAAGCAGGTAAATCTGTTCGTGGCGCTGGGATGGCTAAAAAGGGCGTACGTGCCTGTAAGATGAGGTAACCATGCGTGCAGCTAGAGGGTAGAAAATGACTACATCAGGTACAATAGCGTTCAACATGGAGTTCACCGAGATTGCGGAGGAAGCATGGGAACGCGCTGGCCGTGAGATGCGGTCAGGCTACGATCTGCGCACTGCTAGACGATCTATGAACTTGATGACAATCGAGTGGCAGAACCGTGGCATTAACATGTGGACGGTGGATTCAGGAACCGTAAGTTTAGTAGCTGGCACTTCGCGGTATCAACTACCGATAGATACTATTGACCTGATGGAGCATCAAATACGTACTAATAGTGGTAACGCTACGACACAATCAGACCTTACCATAAGCAGGATTAGTGTCAGTACGTACGCGTCTATACCCAACAAGCTATCGCAAGGTCGGCCTATTCAGTTATACATAGAGCGGCTACGAGATGAGCCTCACGTGAACGTCTGGCCTGTCCCTGACAGCAACGACTATGTTCTGTACTATTGGCGTATGCGCCGCATTCAAGACGCTGGCGCAGGTGTAGAAACTGCGGATATGAACTTCCGGTTCTTGCCGTGTTTAGTTGCGGGGTTAGCATATCACATCGCCATGAAGGTTCCCGAGTTAATGCCCCGCGTACAGATGCTTAAAGCAGTCTACGACGAACAGTTTGAGATGGCCGCAAATGAAGATAGGGAGAAAACATCGGCGCGCTTTGTACCGCGAATAAGTAGGATTGCATAATGGGAAACAGGTTCGCATCGGGCAGTAAAGCAATAGCTGAGTGCGACATCTGCGGATTTCAGTACAAGCTAAAAGAGTTGCGAAATATCGTAACAAAAGGTAAGGATACTAACGTAAAGGCATGTCGAGAGTGTTGGAGCGGTGACCACCCCCAGAACAAATTGGGTGAGTTTCCGGTAAACGATCCGCAAGCCATACGTAACCCGCGACCTGATTTTGCAGGTTACGATAGTAGCAGGAACATCCAATGGGGTTGGAATCCTGTAGGGGATGGGAACAATATCTACGGGTTGACTACTAACAACCTGCAAGCAACCGCCTCAATAGGCGACGTAACTGTAACGACTACGTAGGAGATACATGATGCCCAAAGTTGGGAACAAAGAGTTTAGCTACGATGCTAAAGGTATGGCGCAAGCAAAAGCCGCAGCCAAGAAGTCGGGAAAACCTATGCAGTCTGCGTATAAACACGGCGGCAAGGTTAAAATACGTGGCACAGGCGCGGCAACCAAGGGACTCTATGCAAGAGGGCCAATGGGGTAAACCATGAATTATGCTTCGCTTAAGACTAATATAGAGGACATTTGTGAAACATCCTTCACAGATGACCAACTCGCTATGTTTACGCAACAAGCGGAGGAAAAAATACTACAGACGGTAGATATTCCAGCGTTACGTAAGTCAGACGATGGACCTTTAGTATCTACAAACAAACTGTACACACTACCAACCGACCATTTGTACACGTATAGCCTTGCGGTGATAACCAGCAGCACTAGCACATTTCTGTTGAACAAAGACGTTAACTTTATACGTGAAGCGTACCCTATTAATACCAGTGCGAAATACGGACTACCTAAGTTTTACGCACAGTATAGCCAGACACAGATTGAG